CTGCCAAACGACGGATCGCGTTTTGTAAGCGGATGAAGGGGATGAAAGCCAAGCTGACCAGTGCAGCAACGGCCCGTGACCCAGATTCGCGGATTAACAAGTCACTTCGTGCATGGGACTGCAACTAACGTCAGGAGATAACGATGTCTGTTGGAAACTTGCTCAAAAGCACGACGACCGTTGCCGCTGCACAAGACGCCGCCACCATCTCGGGCTTGCCCAGTGTGGGATCGGTCGGCATCCAGATCACGGGCACCTTCTCCGCCACGATCACGTTTGAAGGCACGGTCGATGGCGCAACCTACGTCGCCCTCAACTGTCTTCCCAGCAACAGCGGGACAGCGGCCTCGACGGCGACAGCGGTGGGTGCCTTTACGGTGTCGTCTGGCGGGTATGCGGCGATTCGGGCACGGTGTTCGGCCTACACTTCTGGCTCGCCTGTGCTGACTGTCCGCTACGTCGGATCGTGACCGAATTCTTCCTCCGTCTCCTGTGGCCGCTGGTACTGGTCTACGGCATCTACCGATGCTGTGCCACCGCCTCGCTGTTTGCCCCGCTACGGGATACGAGTCCGGTGGAAGAAGACCCGTATACGGTCCATGTGCCTGAAGATTTGGTGGCCGTCGTGTTGCAGTACACCGATAGCTGGGCGCAAGAAGATGTGATGAAGTCTATCCGTGAAAAGTACGCCACGTTGCGGGACTGGAACGCAGTCCGCTCGGCCTTTGGTGTTGGGAGGATTGACGCATGACGGGACCGATGTTCTTTGACGACAACGACCCGATGGGGTTGTTGGCTGACGGCACCGCGACCGTCCCCTCCCTCGACGGCCCGATCCTCGAAACGGAGATGCTTCGGGCGATGGAAGGGCTGTCCAACGACCCGCTTGGCCCGAACGAGAAGGTTGCGCCTAACCCGCCGTCGAACAACACCAGCACTGCCGCCGAAAACGATGCCAGCTTGCAGCGGGCGTTGTACGGGTACGACTTTCCCGGCGCGGATGGGCAAGACGACATCGACCCGTCTGCGTGGTCGTCGTGGTGCCGTGGCTTGTGGGAGGGTCGGCGTGATGCGGTGCAGATGCACCTCCACCTCGTCGAACGCAACCGCCTGTTCCGTGCAGGGCAGCAGTGGATTTCGGCCAACGGCATGGGTCCGTGGCGGGAACCTGCCCGTCCGCGTGATGCGGCCCGTGTGGTGTACAACATGGTCGATAAAGCGTTGGATCAGCGGTTGCAGATTCTGATGGATCAGAAGCCCGGCTTCTCCGTCACGCCCGTCACGCAAGACCCCGAAGATCGTCGGAAGGCGCAAGCCCAACAGATGGCGCTGGAGTACCAGTATGAGCAGCAAGAGATGCAGCGTATGGCGAGGGAAGCCAGTTTCTGGGCGCAAACGGACGGCATTTCCTTCTGGCACGAGTACTGGGACCCGAATCGTGGACCGTGGGACGAGCGCATGGGTGATCTTGCTGGGCAGAAGAAGCCCATGGGCGATATTGGCTGTCAAACGCTTCGGGTGGAGCAGGTTCGTGTCTCGCCTAACGCGACCGCGACCCAGCGCCCACACTGGGTCATCATTCGTGAGGTGATTTCTCGGAGTGAGGCGGCGTATCGGTATGGCGTGACGGGATTGGACGCCGCCAACACGATGCTGTCCACCAGCAACGGCCCGACGTACAGCGGCAGTGAAGGGATTGGCGCATGGGTCCTCTCGCAGACCACGATTGGCGAAGGCCAGCGGTTGCGGGATGAGGATGTGACGGAACGGTTCACGGTCTATCTCCAGCCGCACCCCGATGTGCTGCCCGAAGGCTTGCAGATGGTGGTCGTTGGCGATGAAGTCGTGTTCGGACCCTCACCCCTTATGTGGAACACGATTCCACTGGTCCCAGTACGCGACGGTTCCAGCGACCCCAGTTACTATCCGCGCCCCGTCATGGAGCAATGGATAGATCACCAGATGCGGATCAATGCGTTGTTGTCCAAGTGGGTCGAGAACATCCGCGTCAACGCGGGTGGGCGATTCCTGACACGGCCCAACGCCATTGCGACCGAAACGTTCATGGGTGGCGTGACCTCCATGATCGAAATTCGTGGCGCAGGTCCGATGTCGGACAGCATCCAGCCTGTCAACGGGTTTAGTGTGGGCAACGATGTCAAAGAAGCCCTCGCGTTGGAAAAGGGGGCGTTTGAAAACGCCTCGGGCTACAACGCGGTTAGCCGTGGACAGGTGACGGGCGAATCGGGCCGTGCCATCATTGCCAGCCGTGAACAGTTGGAGCGGGTCTTTAGCCCCGGCGTCAATGCTTTGGCAATGGCCTTCACCGACTGGGGCAAAATCACGCTGGCAGGGATGTCGTGGGGCTACGATATGCCCCGCTCGCTTGGCGCAGTTGGCAAGGGTCGTCCCGACCTCGCCCGTGCCGTGTCGGCGTCGGACTTTGACGGACAGAGCGATGTGAAGGTCGAAGCCTCGTCGATGATGCCGATGCCGCTGGCGTTCCGTATGTATATGTTGGACAACTGGCTGCAAACGGGCGTGATCGACATGAAGGAATATCGCCGTCGCCAGATGTTTGCCGTGGCAGGGGACATCTCCACGCCAGACTCGGATCAAGAAGCACGGGCAAAGCGGGTGGCAGACGCTATTCGGATGCAGACGCCCGTGCCCGAGATGCGGTGGCAGGACAACGAAGCAATTCACCAAGATGTGCTGGAACGCGAGTTACTGCTCCAAGACGACGTAGAACCGTCCGTCATTGCCGCTGCACAAGAGCGGTGGGTAGCACTAGCAAATCAAGCGCAGCAGAAACAGGGAGGGGGAGGAGAAGAAGGACCGCCTCCGATGGCCCCTCCCGCTGGGGCTGGCCCAGCAAGCGGACCCCCCGCAGCCAGTGTACCAAATATCACACCGGGACAGTTACCGCTTGCCAGTGGCAATCCGCCGATTGGGGTCACCAACCTACTCCAACAGAGTTTGGCTGGCATTCCAGAGGCAGAACAGGCCGCACAGCAAGCTGACATCTTATCCCGACAGCAATAGGATCGTAGCATGGACCTCGGTGAAGCAATTTCCAGTGCCGTCGCCTCCGCCCTCCCACCACAGCAAGACACGGCTGTGGCTGAGGATGCCGAAGAGACACTGGCTCCAGATGCAGCAGACGATGGCGGAGAAGCAGTAGAGGACGCTGGGGAATCAGAAGACCTTGGCGATCAGCCCAATATGCCAGAAGGTTATGTGGCCGTTCCAACGGTCATGGATGATCTGGCAACGGAGTTCTCACTCCACGATGCAGATGGAGAGGTCGAAGTCCCGAACTTGATGGTTGAGTACAAGGCCAACGGGAAGATGCGGAGTGACCGCTTGGATCAGGTGGTCAAGCTGGCCCAGTGGGGCGTGTACAACCAAGATCGGGAGCAGAAGGTCCAGCAGGTTGAGCAGGCTGCTCAACAGGTCCATCAAGAGCGCGAACAACTCGCGGACTTGCTGTCGGAACGAGAAGAGCAGATTGAAAAGCTGTTGATGGACGACGATTTCTTATTGGCTGTACGCGATGCGTATGGCGAACAGAACTCGCCGGAAAACAGGGCCGCTCGCGCAGAACAACAGGTGCAGGACATTCGTGTGCAGCACCAGATGTCGGCGATTGCGGAGAAAGGCCAAGTATTCTACGAGAACGAAATAGCGCCAGCCCTTGATATGATTGCCAAGGCACTGCCGTCTGTTCCCGTCGAAGAGTTGGCCGAGAAGTTTCAGATGGCGATGTATGCGCACGTTGAACGCGCTCCCAACGGAGAGGCGTATGTTCCAGCGTCACGCTACGATGCGATCCGACAGTACATCCTCGACGATTTGGCCGTATGGGCACAAGCGCAGCATGGTCGCCGCTCACCGTCAACCACCTCTGCCCCGCAACGGGAAACACAGAAGGCGTTGGCAGAACGGGACAAGGCTCGCATTGAGTCACAGAAGGCCAAACGTGCCGTAGGACAAAAGACCCTTCCCGTTGGCAATGCAGGCAAGCCGTCCGGCAAGCCGAAAGCTCCAGCGGGCAACACGATAGACGATGCCGTGGCCAGTGCGCTGAGTACGGCGTTGTCGTCATTCCGTTAATACTTTCTAAGAGGTGACCCGTGGCTAACCCCACTCTGATTACGGATGCCGAACTAACCGGCCTCCTGAAGAACGTGTACTCGCAGTTTCGTGAGAAGGTGCAGAACCTTGTCACCCCTCTCCTCGCGCAGTTGGAGAAGGGCCGCTCTGGTGGCCCCCGCAATATGCGTTGGGGCGGTAACAACGTGTTCTTCGACGTGGTGACTGGCCGCCCGGCTGGCGCGACGTTCTCGGCCTCTGGCTACTTCCCGCCCGACACGACGGCGACTGAAGTGCAGGCCAATGTCGGTATCGTCCGTGCGTACACCACCCGTCAGGTTGACGGTCTGGCGTTTGTCGGAACGCAGTCCAAGGATGCGGCCTTCACGACCATCGCCAGCAAGACGATGGAAGAAATCAAGGACGCTTCGATGCTTCTCATGCAGCAGGCGCTGCATAACAAGGCCGATGGTGTGGTGGCGTTGATCGGAACCGTGACTAGCACGACCGTTATCATCGTTTCCTCGCCCTACGGCATTGCCAGCTCGGGTCAGGGTTCGTTGCTGTTGTCGGTGGGCGACTACATTGCCGTCCTCGACACGTCCTCGTCTGACGCGGTGCTGGGTCGTGCGGCCATCACGGCCATCACGAACAGCGGCGACAACGCCACGCTGACCATCGGCACGGCCATTTCGAGCATGGCGGCGACGGACAAGATCGTGAAGGCGACCGCGAGCGATACGTCGTTCAACGGCGCGATGAACGGTTTGATCAGCATCACGAACCGCGCCAATGCGTATCCGTCGCTGCACAACATTAGCAATGCGACGTACAGCATTTGGGATGCCACCCGCATGGTCGCGGGCACGGACACGCCTGATGCTACGCAGCCGACCGAATCGGACATCTGGGACTTGATCCAGAAGATCGCTGGTCGTTCTGGCAAGGATGCCAACGTGAAGCCCAAGGACTTCCTCCTCATGACCACCCCCGGTCTGGCGAAGAAGCTCATGGAGTCGATGGTCGCTCAGCGTCGCTTCACTGCTGGCGAGTTCGGCACCACGATCAAGGGTGGCTACAAGGCCATTGAAATCTGTGGTATCCCGTGCGTGACGGACTACTACGTCCCGGCTGGCACGATCTACCTCCTGCACATCCCGTCCCTGTCGTGGGTGGATGCCAAGGATTGGGGCTTCGTGGAGTTTGAGGGCGCGGGTCCGTGGCGTTGGCTCTCTGGGCGCGATGCGTTTGAGACGACGTATGGCTGGTACGGTAACCTTGCTTGCTTGGCGCGTAATGCGCACGGCTCGATCACGGGGTACACGGACACGGCTCGTTACAGCCACATCTAAAGTCGCGGTGGGGGGTGGTAGCACTTCGGCTGCTGCCCCCCATTGGGATCAACTTGGAGACTTCTAGATGGCCTACAACTTTTTTGCTCCAAAGCCGGGTCGCCTTGGGACGCTGCCTGTTCCGCTGACCAGTGGCCGTTTGAACACGGGCACACTGGCGGCTGGCACGGACAACCACAACATTGGCGGGTTCCCTGCCAAGGTGTATGTCAATCGGGCGACCTCCTGTGCGGGGACGTTCCCGACCGCCGCCACGTCGTGTGTCGTCACGCTGTTCAAGATGACGGGCGCAACGGCGGTGGCCTTGACGGCTGGCTTGGACATCAACACGCAGACGGCAGACACGCCGTTGCAGTTTGTGTTCCTGACCTCGACCACGGACGCCCAGCGGACGTTGACCACGGCGGACAGCCTTCGCGTGGCGATGGTGACCGTGGGTTCTGTGACCGTGCAGCCCGACGATGTGACGGTGGTCGTCGAACTGCTGGTGCAAGAGTAGCATGAACAAGCCCGTGATTCTGGTGAATCCTGCGGGCATCCCCGAGCCGTCGCCTGAGATTCAGCGGCGGCTTCGGGAGGTGCATAGCGGACTGAAGTTGCGGCTGATGGACACAGGAGTGCCTACATGGTCTGTGTGCATGGAGTGGCAACCCGATGACCGCCGATGGGAGTGGGTGCAGCGCGAGAGCTACGACGCACGAATGGCCTATGACATCATTGGCTATCTGCCGCTGGGATGTAGCCCCGACGAAGCCCCGTCATATTTAAGCAAGATGGTCCGTACCTTCCCGCGAGAAGACATCCAGCGGTTGACCGACTCCGTGGAGAACTACAACACGGGGATGATGTCTGCGGCGATGGACAGCGCCATTGGGGAAGTGCTGGATAGTGCCGATCCGTCTACCATGCGGCGTGGCCGTGGACGCCCTCGTAAAGTGAGCTAAGGAGAAGTATGGCAACCGTCACCCTTGGGCAGTTGGTCACCGATACCCGCGAGTACATGGATGCGGTTGGCTCGACACGGTGGTCAGACGACACAATCAAACTCGTCCTGAACAACGTCTTTGACAGCGAGTGGTCCAACATCCTGAACGCTGCGCCATACTATCGGTTTGCGATTCGTCAGGTCAGCACGGATGTCAACGGCCAGTTTGCGTTTACCACGCTGGATAGCGGGTCTGGCGATACGCAGCAGAACTTCTACCGTATGCTGTCCGTCAGCGACGGCAACGTGCTGTACGGGCAGACACGGTATCAAGATGTGCCGCTAGCGACGACGAGCAACTACCTGCCGACCTACCCCCGCCTGTATTACATCGCGGGGCAGGCGGTACAGGCGTTGCCCGTGGCATCGGCGCTGGGGCTGTATGTCGGCGTGAACTACAAGCCCACGGCTATTGCTGATCTGGTAGGTGACGCCAGTATCATTGACTATCCTGCCAACGCGCATCTGGTGTTGGTGTGGCAGGCGGCTGCTCTCCTCCTCCTCAAGGGTGGCACGGAAGCGGCGGC